CCAATATAAGGTTCAATCTGTGCAAGATTACCTAAACGACCTTGTATCATTTCAGTTTCTTTTAATTCTGCAAACTGATTATCATATAAGAAGTCATATTGAATATGATCTTCCATCTTACTCCAGTCTTCTGGAGTTACAATATTCTTCAATATTAGCTGAGTTTTGAGCATATCATTGAACATATGTGCAAAACGCTTTCTTAAACGACCTACAAACTTTGCAAATTTAAGTTCATCTCTTAATATTTCTGATGATCTTCCTAAATTAAAACCACCTTCTGCAGCGATTCTTGACTCAGGAATACCTAATGCACGATATAATTTTTTCTGGAAGTATTCAATATCAGTTAATTCACCTAGATTTTGTCCACCAGGTAAAGTTGTGATTTCAGTTCCACGACCACCTTCTCTTCTTGGCAACCAAAAATCTTCCATCATACTCATAAATTTACGATCATCACGAACTTCACCAGTTTGTGCATCGTAAACGAGTTTATTGCGGTAACGACTCATTACCTCTTTAAGATATTGCTCTGCCTTCACTTTTGGTAGATTACCAACATCAATATAGAATATTCTTCTTTCTGGTGCTCTTGATAAACGATAGATAACCAAACTATCTTCAATCATTCTCAATTGATTAAGTGCCTTGATTGCTTTATGAAGATATGAAAGAACACGATTCTTATTTCGGTCAACTAAACCAGAAGTACACATGGTAATCGAATCTTTTGCAATTTTAGTTGATCCTTTACCTGCCTGTGCAATCATCCCTGTTGGATAATTAGGTTTCATTGTATAGATGTAATACTCATCAAACTGAGGATTAGGTGTTGCCTCATCTCCTTTATTACCTGGTATTCTTAAATTACCTAGATTACGATCTGTACTTTTCTTTTCCTGACGAACATATTTCAATTTCATCGGATCAATGTATCTTAAATCCTTAATACCTTCCTGTGGATTCTTCTCATCGATTACTTTAAGATAATATAAACGACCATCAATATACCAATTTCTAAAAATTTCGTGAGACTTTTTATCAAAGTCCATTATTTCTTTAATATATCTAAATTCTTCTCTAATTTTTTTCTTTATGCCATCACTCGCATTCAAATTTGATAGTTCGACTTCAACAGGGGAATCATATAGATCACTTACAATTGCTTCATTAACAACATCTTCAATGGCACCATCTGCTTCTGGATGCAGAGCCATCTCTCTATATCTTTTTATTAATTCGTGTTCAGAACGATATGCACCTTCAATATCTACATATTGACCATAAAATCCACTTGCTATATAATTATCAACCCCGTCCTCATTGTTTTTGGGGACAGGGGAGATAATAGAAGTCGATTTATCATCTTTTTCTTCAATAGAAAAACCGAAAAGTTTTGCCATAGTATAATATTTTAGTTATATGTTTATTTAGCTGATGTCTACACCGCCTGATACGGGACTATCTCCCTTAAGAATTTCAATATACTGAACCTGAAGTTCAACAGTAAATTCTTGAATACCTTGAGCGTCGTATGATAATTCGATAGGACCGACCTGTGTTGGGAATGTATCATAGAAACGATATTTCCTGATACTTTGTCCATCACGATCAAGTTGGAATACAAATGCATCAGACTGATAAGCAGCAGGATTAACTAATCCAGTGTTATCACTTAACTTGTTGATTGTATTCATCCAGTTCTCAAATGCAGATCTTATTGCAAAGTCTGTATCGTTGATTACTGTGACTGTCCATGAATCGAATGTTCTGTCACCTGCGATTTTAAGAACCCTTCCTCGGAAAGGAACTTCTATCTGTGCAATGTTTGATGCTGGTAATCTCGCTCCTTTAACCAAGAACCTTGATTTGTCAAGAACTTCCTGTGCTGGTGCAGCAGCATCAGGAAATGTGAGGACTACTTCAAACAGATTAGCACGAGCACCGCCACCTGTCAACTTACTTTTAAAGTCTGAAATCGTTCTTAATGGTGGTGGATTGACCTGATTTCTAGCCATAGTTGTTTAAACCTCTGTTAATTAAACGGAACCAATTACTTCTTCAAAGTCAACACCTGTTCTAGTTGCAACAAAGGTTAGACCAATGAAGTTGATAGAACGTGCTGGTTTGATAAAGATGTCAGCAACAAATTCATTGCGATCAATGACTGCTCCTGTATTATTTGTTTCATCGCAAATCACAACAAAGTCAAATATACCTCTGTTGGATTGAACCTCTCTTAAGAATGGTTCAATGATATTTACGAAGTTTGTTCTAGTTAGTTCATCGTTGAACTCAAAGAGTTGATCCTTAGCTGCTGCTGATATAGCATCTTCTAAGAAAATGAACAATCTACGAACATTGATTCGGTCAAATGCCGATCTCTTGCCAAATGCTGTCTTATCTCCGAAGAGTATAATTCCAGCACCTGGTGAAAGCATAACAGGATTGACTCTATTTGAATATAGAATGTCTCTCTGTTTCTTACCTGGATTGTAGGCAAGTTTCACTGAGTTTAGAATTGCACCTCTTGCAGTACCTGCAGGAGAGAACCAAGGGAACTGCTCAATGTCAGTTCTTGCACAACATCCAGCAATATCACCGTTTAGTGGTACATATCTGAATGTATTATTAAATCTATCAAACATATACTTGTATCCACTATCGAATACACCATATGTTGAAGATGATATTGGAGCATAGTAACTTACGATGTTATTAGTCATCGTGTCTATGTTATTCACAGTTACAGAACCTACTGAACTATCATTCAAGAATGCCTGACGATAAGGTGAGATAAATGCGACTGCATCTTTTCTTGCTTCAGCAACTGCAACACATTTTTCTGCGAGTGCTTGTGATTGCTCTTTCGGATGATGAGCAGCACCCATCATGATGAAGTCTACTTCAACTTCCTCAGTGTTTGCAAATAATTCGTAACCACTGATTAAGTCATCAACACCTGATGTTAAAGCACCTGTAGTTGTATAATCTGTCTTATCTCCGTAGTTTGTACCACCTGCAAGAGAAGCAGTTACAACACCAGAAGCACCGAAATTAACATCCGCTGCATCCTGATCCCAACCGCTATCAGCATCTAATGTGTTATTTGATGTGATACTATATCCAGTAGTTGTGATTCCAGCAGGAGCACTACCACCGTAAATGTATTGTGAGTTAGTCGCAAGATACTTTCTCCAGTAAGAAGTTGAACCTACTGAATATTCAGCATCCTTTGCTTTTGAAAGATTAAGATGCTTTTCAAGAATTGTACCAGTGTTACCTGTAATTTTTCCTTTGTCATCTATGACAACAACATGAACCTCATCAAATCTACCACCTCTAGCAGCAGCATAAGTTGAAGTACCAGGTGCATCTGCGATTGCATCCCACTCTAACTTAAGTGGATTTCCATTTGTATCTGTACTTGTTAGTACAATATCTTGTCTTTCAAACCAGTCAACTGCTTGTGTATAAGTTTTATCAGCACCGTTGAATACAACTGCACTTCCTGCTGTTGTTAGTCCAACTGTTCCAGATGCAGTAAAGTTATAAACTCCACCATTCTGATAGTTAACATTTGTGGTTGTTCCAGCAGCAGAAACATGTGAAAGAACTTTAACTTCAAGTGATGTATCTGTACTCTTTGTTACAATTCCTTTTACATAACCGTCAAGAACACTTGTTCCAGCAGAACCAGCAACGATTCTTCCGACTGCTGTTTGTGTAACTGCTGTTCCAACTTGAACAGTGTTACCAGTTGCAACTGTTAGTATTTGGTCTGCAGCAGCATCTATAATTGATATTCTAATACCATTAGCATAACTACCAGGTGTCTTTGCAGCAACAGTTACACCAGTAATTGTATTATCATCATAACCTAGTTGGTTATAATGTGTATCACTCTTGATTCTTATAGAAGAACCAGCACCTACAAAAGCATTTTTAAGACCAACACCAGTCAATGTATTATAGTCATCAGCACGAATGACTTGCATTGTTCCACCATATGCTAGGTAAGAAGATGCAACCATCCAGTATTCGTAATGATTATCTATTGAATAGGGTTGTCCAAAAGTTTGTAATAGATCCTCTTCATTTTCAATAAGTTGTGGTTCCTCTACAGGACCTTTTGTAAATGGAGCAACTAACGCACCGATAGACCCACTAGTGGGGTCTACGTTTCCGATTGTTAGATCAACTTCTCTTACTAGGACACCAGGAGAGGCTAAATTTACCGCCATCTTGTATTCTCCGATCTCAGGAATATTTTTCTGAAATTATTTATGAAAATACCCTTTTTCATCGGGGAAACAGTGCATGAACCTACCAATCTGGGTATTCCCAACTCTTTATCTTTACTTTCTTCTTACTTTTTACTCTTTGAATCGTACAAGTTTTACATTCATACGAATAAGAAGATTGAATACTCTTATTTTTTCTTATCAGATAGAAACCATCAATTAAATCTTTTGTTTTACCACAAACTCGACATTTACGTTCTGTAAGAACGAAATGACTTACCTCCATTTGTTCATCAAAATCCATTACAGAACTTGAATTACTCCATTACAATCAGGAATATCTTGCATTATTTTACTTTCAATACCTTGTTTAAGTGTCATCGCACTCATAGCACAACTTGTGCAAGCACCACCTAATCTGACTTTAACATAGTTTGTTTCTTCTTCTATCTCTACAAACTCTACAAATCCTCCGTCTGCTTCAATGTAAGGAGCAATTTCAGACAAAGATTTAGTTACATTACTTTCATTTAATTCCATTACATATAATCCCACATATAAGATCTGTCACCATACTCATCAACCTTCCATAAATCTCCATCCTTATCAACAAAAGAATCATCGTCCATACCATCAGACATAAATCCAAAAGGTGCCATATCTTGTTCTATTTGATTCTTTTGTTCTTCATATATTCTCTTCCTTACATCATTATCAGTCATTTCTTTAAAATAATCTTGTGCAACTAACCAAGAAAATATAACTAAACACATTGCTAAGTCATCATTACATCCTTCTTCTGCTTCAAATGAGTTGTGTTTTTGAGAGAAAGTAGTTAATTCTGATATAATATCATAATCTATAATAAGTATCTTATCATCTTCTAAT